ATGTCTTGATCCTCAGCCCATACTATATCCTCAATGAGCTCATCTATTCCTTTATACTGAACGCCTCTTAGAGAAAACCCATTTATTCCTGCTGCTACATCAGCAGCTGACGTTTGGAAAATTAAGGGTCTTCTGTTATTAGCAGAGGTATCTCCAACAACAAACACCATAGGACGAACTTCATAATCTCCTATTCCGTTTTCTTTACTCCATTCCTCAACAGCTTTAACATAGAAGGCATTTTGTAGGAAATAGGAATTCTTAATATACATGTGATCAAATGATTCGTTATCATAGGTGGTCTTTAAGTCTATTGGGTGAATTATACGAAACTCATGATCTATCTTAAGAAGATCTATTTCACTCTTACATGGATAATGTCTATTAAGAAGAAGAGGATATTTCCACTCAATTGCAAAATGAGTAAATATTTCTACGTGCTCTTCTCCTTTAAATATATCTTTTGTAAAAGAATCATGTATCAGCCTTTCAGCTATTCCTTTTGCTTTATCAACAAGACTTGCTTCTATTACAGTTTTACCTATATTTTCTATTTTCTTGTCGTAGTAATGTTTTCCATTATCATAGAAATCTTCAAGAATCTTGTCACTATCCTTACCTTTGTACTTACCTTCCGCTTGAACTCTAATAATAGCTGCTTGAAACATACTATCAAAATCACATGTAATTTGCCCTTTTTCATCAAGAGAACTTTCTGCTTCTTCAAAAATATAATCAGCCAACATAAATACCTGTTTACTACTTATATTTCCCTCGAACAAAACAAATCTCTCCTCCAGCCTATTCATAAATTCCAAATCATCACCTTTACATCCCAATATGTAAAAATCCACAAGATCTCCAATAATCATCCCTGTATTTTTCTTGTCCCTTCTCCTCTTTCCTAATTTAAATTCTTCGTAGAACTTGACAGGGTCACTACTAAACAGTTTAATCATTGTTTGATTAAGAGCATCAAGCTTTCTATAATTAATAGAAGGGTTCTCGATGATTCTTCTCGGTTGTATTTGTTTACCTTTTATCATTGACTAATTTTTTTACTTTGTTTCTAAAGTATGTTTCAATAGAACTAGGCTCTAGCACTTGTCCTCTAGACGCTGCTATATCTCTTATAATAGCTGCTCTCTGCCATAGCTCAAAATGAATTGCAAATCCTAAAGAGTCACATAGTTCTTCTGTAGATTTAGCTTTCATTTTCTTTTCTATCTGAACCTTCTGTTTTTTTGTCATCTTCTTCTCCATACTTTCTATTTAGCTTTTAAATAGGCTTTTGTTTTAATTGAATGACACTCCTTACACAAAACCTGATAATCTGAAGGATTTTCCTTGGTGAGATTGATAATAAAGGGAACTATGTCTTCGTATTTATTTAAAGCCCCACATTCTACTATATGGTCCACTTGTACGTATTTCCTCATAAACCAATTCTTACAATGATTGCACTGGTATTCCTTCTTTTGTCTTTTATTAGGACCACTATAAGGCCTTGCTGCTCTCTCTGCAGCATCTGTTATAGGTTTCCAGAATCTGAAGGTTCTTCTCAGAGCACTCCTTATTTTTTGAAAGAATTGTCCTTCTGTCATGGTATTTACATTTCTTGTCTTAGGGGTTATTACTCTCCTTGCTGAAGCTCTCTTCTTTGCCAACCTCTTTCCCTTGCTAGAAGTATCATTACGAGGCTTCTTACCAATATCTCCTTGCTTTCTTTTTCTACTCACAGTACACCTTTAATATGATCCAAATCAGAAACTAAAACATACCAATTGTCTGCTAAACAGATGAAGCCATTACTTGGATCGTATTCACCCTTTTTCATAAATCGTCTTATTTTTTTAAATCTCTGATTTGAAATATATCCAAGTAGCCAAGCTTCATTAAAATTAGTGCTTGTAAATACATAGTAATCACACTCCTGTTCGTCATTAGAGCATGTAACAGAGCATGTGTAGTAGCTTAATGGAGGATCTTTTCTTTGCTTTGTTTTTACTTCATAGAGTGTTTCATTCAATAATACATCAAATTGATATACATCTCTACCTATACTTTCTGTTCCTCCTGAATATTCTATAAAAGCCATCTCTCCAACACCTCCTGTTATTCTTCCTTCTCCTTTTAAAATTGAGTTTTTAATGTTGGCAGGTATCTTTTCACCTCTTATTTTAGCTAATGCATATAGCTCAGAGGTGACTCCTATTGTAGGGTAAGTTTTTGCTGTTTTAATCATCTATTACAAATTTATTTTTTAAATAATGAATACCTTTTGGTACCTTGTATTTCAATCCTACTATTACTCCTTTCTCATCCAACACTCTTTCATCTGAAAGATCTCCATTTATCACCTTGAAACCTTTATAGGACAAAGGTATAGTGTTTTTAAATACAATAGCAACATTTGCTGTCTTTTCTTTTAGAAATTTCTCACACCATTGCCAATTACCACCAGAATAAGAGAAGGTGAAATGTTGATTATTAAGAGTATTGCCTAATATATGATAAGGCACTTTAGTATAAGCATAAAATAAAAGATTCTTAAAATCTCCAAGAGATTTGTTCTCCTTCTTCATCTCTGCTTCCCAATCAACATCACTAACCACATTCAACCGAATTAGAATTGTCTCTTTAGCTTTTTTGTCCAAGTGTTCTAACTCTTTATATAACTTATTGACAAACAGAGGTTTCTGATATACAAAGAAATCTGTCTTATTAACACGAGCCTGCTGAACACTATTAAATCCAGCTCTTCCTGACATATTTAGACACATTGCTCTACATTCCTTAGTAGAACCCTTACATAAATTCTCCCCTTTACTATTCAGAGAGTGAGGGATGAGGGACAATCCATATGTCTTCATCTTATTCTTAGCCATTTTAGTATTAGTCTTTCCATCTGCTAACAGCTTCTTATTATTATAATATTCTATATAATTCATAAAAAAGAAAAGGGAGAGTGTATAGCTCTCCCAAAAACTTAGTTGGTTTTTATTTCACTGTTACAAGAAATCCATTCACCTCAATACCTTTCAAATTGGATATTCTATCTTTGATATATCCAGAAACTGACTTCTTTTGGTTCTTAATCTCTTGTATAGACATGTTTCTACCACTTACTAAAATCACACCAGTGATAATTGGTTGATTTTTAGTTACATAGCTTAGTAAATTGCTTCTACCTACTGTTTTATTCCTAGGTTGTTTACCTATAGACAGAGCTGGAGTTGTACCCACACTTATACTACCAACTCTCTTTGAATTAGTAGTTTGGATAGTAGAAGGATCCACCCTTGTAGTAACAGTCTTCTTCTTAGGAAGAGAGTAAATACGAAATGTCCCATTATCAACATAGTCAAACAATCCATCTCCGGATAGTTGAATCATATAATTACTAACTGTGGACTGATCCCAGTAGTAATAAGGATAATCTCTTCGTAACTCTGTCTTGATTTCAAGAGTAGTTACAGTGTTATTTGCTTTCAGTAAAGTTTTTGCTGTAGTTAATACAGCTTGTTTCATTGCTTTCATTGTTGTTGTTTTATTTAGTAAATAAATCTCGTTTTCCCGAATAGTAAGACAGTTTCCATGTGCATCGCAAATGTCATACTGTCCATCACCAAGTTCTCTAAATACCCTAAAGGCACGTATCACCTTTACATAATCTCCTATTTTAATCATATTACTTTTTTTTGAATGTTATTTCTGATTTATTTTTCTCTAACCATTTCCCTAAATTTACAGGATTTCCTTCCCATAACTCTTCCTCTTCATCATATCCCCAAGGCTGAATAGTGAAGTTTGAAGAGGGTGTAAATTTCTCCAATCCATCATTACACCTCTTACACAGTACATTCTGTCTGTGGCTTCCAACAGGATTGTTATCCTTGTCTAGAATTGTGTACTCTATTACATTTGCTGATGTCATGTCGTTTGTTTTTAAAATTCTTTAACACTTGGTGAAGGTGCAGGTAACAAATCAACTTTCAAAAACTCATGAATGCCTATTTCAATCTGCTTATCCATTATAAGAGTTAATTTTTGCGAAAGGTACTGCATATCGGTACTTTTCGCAAATTATCTATCTGCTAATTTAGTAATAATTTATACACAAAACTGCAAACATTGCAAAGGCTGCAAACTCAGGTTTTCCGGTAATGACCGGCTTTTAATTTATCCAAAGCCTTGCCGGTAGCGTTGTGGACAAAAGAAACTTTGTCTGTTTCTCCATCTCTATAGGAAGAATAATTAACCTTCTCATAACTATAGAAGTTCTTGTGAATTTCAGAAGCTATTTGAGAAAAATTCTCAGCTGTATATTTGGTATTACCGTGCATGCTATAAATATACAAAATTTTCTTATTTCAACCAAATTATATAACGGATTCTTGCCTGTTCCTCATTATATGCACATATTTCTGAATTCAGTAGTCCGTTACCTGCCTTAACAAACAAACTATCATATCCTCTCTTTTGAAGCTCTTTGTAACACAGTTCAAATTCTGAACCTTTATACCATCCGTTGTATGTGTAAAATTTTCCCACATGAACCTCGTATACTAAGATTATTCTATCTTCAGTATAACCTGTGTATCCAAGCGACTTTTGCATAGTCTCACTAAAATAATTGGCATTCCCATAGATTTTTCCTGAAAATTGGTAATTTCCTACTGGCCTGATCTTGAGACCTATTTCAAGAATCGGGATCACTGAAGTTGTTCTCGTCCCGTGGATAAGCATTTTAGTACTCTTATCTTTCTGTTTATCCAACCATTTGTCAAAGACATCATCCTCTGCTGGTTTGTTTAGCTCAAATACAGAGACTATCTTTCTCCCATGATTCTGCTTTACCAAATACTCTACTTCTTTAGGAACTCCATTACATTCTTTCATAGAAGAGATTCCCAATTTATCTAATAGAGTTTGGGCTTTCTTCTTGTCTTTCTTGGCATCTTTAGTAGTTTGAGTTTTTAATAGACTCACTTGCCCAGCCATCGCATCGATATTATCCTGCTCCTGAACCATCGTCTTACCTAAGTTGATATTAGGGAGTAAATGGTCTGGAACCCTTGACATATATCTAGGAATCACAGTGTATAACTCTACCAATTTATCATTAACCTGTCTGATCAAACGTGCATCCATTTTTCCAATTTCATCAATTAATTCCTGAGCTTTATCCACTTGCTTTTGGGATACTGATTCAGCCTTAACAGAATAGGTAGTACTAACCAGCTTATCTGTATAATTCTTCATTAAAATAAGGAACTCGTTAACTGTCTTATCTTTAATATCTGTCAAGTTTTCTTTTTGTTTTGTAACTGGTTGTACATCAACAGTTACCAAATCAGTGACATCCTTATACCCTTTATTTATTTTTTCATTATACTTTGTGCTCCATTTACCATATGGGTAGCTCACTGATTGAGATGTACTCTCTACTCTTCCATACTTAACAGAGAACTCAGTACCTCCATTCCAAGTCATCTCATAAAATTTATTATTGTTATCAGGAGTTACCATTATCAATTTACAATACTTATTATTCATAATTTTAGGTCTTTTTTAAGTAATTCTATACTCTGTTCAGCATGATGTCTATTTTTTGAATACATGTAACGATGTCCTCCATCTCTACATGTATGTACAAGTTGTATAACATCATTAAGAGCATTGGGAGATATACCCTTGCTTTGAAGATCCTTTACCATCTTTAGATAGAAATCATAACTCTTTCTCTTTCTTACCCTCTCATCAGGATAAACCTTGCTGAAATCATATCTCATGTTTTTATTTTTAAGAATTTTTGAAGTGACTTGTATAATTTCTTAGCTTGTTTTTCATTAAGAGCTATCCCATATCTAGGAAATCCTACTATAGGGTTTTGAACTTCTTCAGAAATAAGCTGTTCTATTTCCTCATACTCAAGTCCTTCTGTATCTATATCAGCCTCTTCTATATTATATCCATCAGACCAACTCTGCTGAGGGTCTACTGTTACTGTAAGAATTCTCATGCTTTAGTTTTTAATTGTTAATACTATACCTTCTGACATATCCAGAAAATGAGAAGTAGATTTCATCAAGTATTCTTCTTTGTCTAAAGTTTAATTCACTATTAAACCAATTGCAATTAATACCTAGCTTTATACAAGCAGCATATCTTGAATACCCATATATCATTATTTCTCTTACTCTTCTAAGAGCATCGTAAAATTTTAGCTGTTTCTGTTTCAAGTTTGATACTTTTATGTAGTTATTCATATTCTTTACGGTTTAATTTAATAATGTAAGGGAAGCGTGGCACGTCATCTGGGGTACGGTTGAAATACTTAACAGTAGCCTGAGTACCTATGTATTTTTTATGATTTTTCCAAATGTCCTTGAGAAATTCGAAATCACCTTTAACATTGCTTTTGAATGTTTTGTCTTTTTGTTTGTCATGTGCCATAATAAAGTAGCCAATTGTCCCAGCACGACCCCCTTCTCCTTCTTCTGCTCCAATAATTTTGAATTCTTCATCTACAAAATCCTTCTTCTTCAGAAGCTGTTTACTTCTCTTGCCCTCATAAGGTCCTAAATCAAGTCTGATAATACTGCCCTCATACCCTTCTGATAGAAACTTTTCATGATATTTATCCACATCTGCCTGATTCTTAACTTCATAGGTGGGAACAAGCTTATATCCAAGTAAGAATTCAAGAGCTTTTTTCAGAGCTTTATATCTCTCAGAAAATACGCCTTGATGTTCTGGAAAATCATAAGCCCAAAATTCTACCTTCTTGTGAGACTCCACTAACTCCTCAGCTGTAGGTTTCTGCTTCTTACACAAGGATACTATTTTATTGAAATCATCATGTAATTCATGATTATATAACTCTCCATCTAAAACATAATGAGTTTGATAGAGATGGAGACAAGCTAAGTAGGGTTTACCGTTTCTACTCATCAAGGTATTATCCTGACTGATAGCTCTTAAACCATCTAGTTTGGGCTGAATATAGGTGGGTACTGTAAATAGAAACTTCTCATACTTACTTATTTCATGAGCTAACATAGGTTGAAAGAATTTCTTTTCTCTTGTTAGCTTTTCATTGTATCCACTATCCACCTTCTTTTGCCATTTTGCTTGTGCTTCTGCAATAGCTTGCTCCTGAGGGGTAGTTTCGTTACTTCTTCCTATATTTTTACTCTTACAGTAAGTGGGAAGGGACTTTGTAATAGTCCCATCCACTATACCTTCTTCTGTCCAAAAGTGGTCATCCTTAACAAATATCTGCCACTGCTGAATTTGATCTTTTTCTGTATACTTAAATAGTATTGGGAATTTTTTCATATATTAATTATTAAAGGGTTAGTAATCAATTGAGTATAATCATTTGTAAGAACAGCAGCATTTGAGAATAGTACCCTTCTGGCATTAGACACACTTTCTAGTGTTACACCATACTGATCATGAATATGACCAAAACAAACTAATTTAAGATTGAACAGTCTCTTTCTCATAACAGCAAGCAGATCTTTACATCCTCTATGTATATCCTCATCTTTAGCCTGTTTGTATTTCTCAGGTATTTTATCAAATATTCCATAAGGAGGAGTATGTGTTATGAGCACATTAACATCAGAAGGAATCTTTGCCCAATATTTGTTAATTTCTACTCCTATATCGGCATTAAATACCCAATTTTTTCTATGAAAAGAAGGAGAAATAGGAGAACCATAGAACTTTATTCCCTTGTAAACATACTCCTCATTTTCTAAATAGTGTACAGCATAATTACTTAGAAGATTTTTGGATGCTTCATGTTCTACAAGAGAATGCAAGTGTTCCTGAACATCTGACTTTTCGGACACCCATTTTTTATCTAGACAAATATCATGATTACCTGCACAAAATATTTTTACATCTGCGGGTTGCTGTTCAAACCATATTAGAAACTCAGTCAACTCTCTAGAATTAGTCCTTCCACCGATATCTCCAGAGTGGATGAGAACATCACACTCTGGGATTACTAATTGACTGTGTCCTTTATGTCCATGTGTATCAGAAATATGCACTATTTTCATACTATATGTTTTACTCTATTCTTTAACAAATTTCTTATCTGATCCAAATCCACCAAGGATACAGAAGGAACATTATCCTGAACACTTAACCCATAAAATGTCTTGTTACGAGCTGCATCCTCTAGTTCTTCCAGAGTGAAATCATGATATTCCTCATCAAATGCAGATAGACCATTGTCATCAAAATGTATACCCTGAGGTTTATCATTTATACAAGCAACAAACATTTCAGTTGTTCTTAATTTACCAACATCTCCTAAAGGAACGGTTATAGCCTTACTTGGATTAACTAGTACTACTACTGGAGTATCACCATATCCTGAGTAATTATAATCTACTGAAGCAGCATGTAGCCCACCTGCAGCACATATTCCATTATTTAGGTTTATTTTATTATCAGGAATACTATATATACCACCTATCTTAATAGAAGTATTCATTGCATACCAAGCTCCATAATCATTCTCCTTGAATGTAGGTAATTCTAAGTACATAACTTGTAGATTTCCAATCAGTTCTGAGTTAAACTTATATTCATCATTAAGAGATACAACATAATATCCTTTTTCTCCTTTACCTACTGCATATTCACGGGGATCTCTACCACTCTTCTTTATTGAATAATAAGTCTGACTTACAAAAGAAAGTAGAGCTTTATCAGTACCTCCTTTACTAACAATGCGCCTATATAGGATAAGATTACCATTTCTTGTGATACGTACATCATTCTTCCTTACAAACAAAAGCAGGTCTTCTCTACTTTGAGCAAGAGGGTTAAGTGCCAGCTTTAACCAGAACATTGTTAATGCAGTGTAGCTATCTTGTAGCTCTTTACGCTCTTCCTCATCCATTGAACACTCTAATTTTTCTAATATCTCTATAAAAGATGCTATTACAGGAGCTGGAATATCCAAATTAACTCCTTTCATAGTCACTGTATTACCCTTTATGGTAAAATCTCCACTATCTCTAATTACATCTAAACTATTCATTATCAACCTTCTATCATATTCTGTGTCAATTTCCTGTTCATCATGACTAGTATACACTTGATCAACTAACAAATCTTCTATTTCTGATTGTGTTTTAGCACTCTTTACATCTTGAAAGAGAGAATTATCTACTCCGGTCTTACAGATAACATCCCCATTTGCAAATACTACAGTGATATGTCCGTCACAATAGAGGATATTCTTGTATGGTCGGTCTGGTGCTTTTGGCTCCATTAGACCATAGTCCATAATATGTCTAGGAGGTATTGTACTTTGTTCTGTTGTAGAAGTACTAGGAGGGGTATAACCACTATCACCCTCTCTATTATCTTTTTCTTGTTTTTCCTTAGCTTCTTTAAGGATTTTTCTTTCTTCTGATGTAAGCCATAACATTTTAAACCATTTCATATTTGTGTGTTTTGTGGAAGTACAAATTCTGTACCCTCCGGTAAATCGTCATAATATTTTTTCCGAAAATAAAGAATTTGGGTAATAAGAGTTTTATACCTCTTATTCATCTGTAGATCCCAAGAAGTGGGTTGATCCAGAAGTGTGATAAAATCATACTTCTTTATATTGTCCCTCAATCTTACATACTTATCCCATAAGGATAGGTCATATAGTTTATATTCATCTGCTATGTTCTTTATATACTCATAGATTTTAACATCTGCCTTAAGCTTCAGATTTTTCTCAACATATTCAGCTAACGCCTCTCTATCCTTCTTCATATCTTTTACAAATTTATTAAGTATTCCATTATTAAAGGACTTAAGCTCATTTATATCATCAAGGAGTCTTTGAAATACTAGTGCAGAGGCCAATCTCATAAAAGGTTTACAATTCGACATAAAATTAGTTAAATTTATAAATTGATGAATATCAGGTACTTTCTTTCTCTCATTTTTTCCTACAGTGGCAAACTTAATATTAGGACATTTCATAAAGTTTATCATGAGCTTTATCATATCTATATTAGGTTCATTCTCATCCAATAGAACAGTTAAGAATTTATTACTTGGTAGAGATGAAATAGGAAAGCTTGCCTTTTTGAAGGATACTCCTCTAAGACTTGTATAACTATAAGCCATAGTGACATCACCTAATTTCTTATTTAGTCCACTATATATTCCTTTTGTAGCATTAGCCAATCTTAGCTGTTTTTGATCCTCTTTCTTTTCTTCAAGCCATTTGATATATATAGGAGTTGAGTCTACTGCCGTTTCATCCTTAAAAGTACTAATAACACTTGACTCTACAAAATCAAATTCATCTATATAGGATTGCCAGTTGGGTTTATTATTAGGCAAAAGAAGAAGCATAGAACGGTAGCTTTCAGGCTCTCCTGAAATTGGTAGAGCACCAGCTGAATCTATCACTCGCACTATAGAATTTTTTCTTACGAATAAAGTGTTAGACTTGTATTTTGCTTTTAAATATTCTTTAATATTTCCAACAAAATTCATTCCTACAAGTACAGTTAATTTCTTATCAAATATATGAGAATTCTTATTAACTCTGAGTCTTCTGCCTTCATTTTTCATAATTCCTCCATGATTCAAATAACCTGCTATATTATATTGAGCAAAGAAATGTCGATTTAACTTATGATAAAAATCAGCACTCTTTAGATTAATCCCAGTAACTACTGGAGACTTTACAGAATGTTTTGAATATTGAAGAATAGGATTAATAAGAAAACCATCTAAAGTATAATCAGAAATATTCAAATGAGGATATGCGTCTAGGAATGTAGTAAATTGCTTCACTCTATCATTATATGTAAGTACAAACCAGTCTGCCACCTTCTTTATCTTATCTAGGATAAGCTTTTTAGTCTTCTCATTGGTAATATAACTTTCTCTGGATGGAGTTGGAGTAATTCCTTCTCCTAGCTCGAAACGAAGAGCTACACCTACATTTATAGCCGAAATATAACCTAGTGCCTCCCAATCTATTGAGTAATATACATCCTTTAGACATATATGCATCACTCTATTAGTATTTAGGGTAGACCATTGAAAATCTACACTCCTATTTATCGTATTCTCCACCACCTGTCCATCTATTATAAGGGCTACAGTGTCATAGTAGGCTAGTTTTTGTTTAGCTTTACTAGTAAAAGTACTGTATTCACTCCATCCATTTATTACCAATTCAGCTTTCACCCCACTTTTCTCAGTAGTGGGACGGGCATATATCAGGTCAAAATTAACAAACTCCTCACCCTCATATACAAGATATTTTCTCTCTATTCCGTTCTTCCTGCATATAAAAGTGGCAGAGCGTTCAAGTGATAAGAATGACTTCATACCCAATCCCCATGAACCAATAAACTCATTACTATCCTCTTTAGTAGATTCCAAATAGTTCATACATATATCCTCAAAATCTCTATCATCTAACCCAACTCCAAAATCCTCTACTGAGAACATATGCTTATTATTTTCCCTTTCTATTTTTACCAGAACAGGATTCTCTATGGGACTTTTTCCAGTCTGTACAACACTATCTACCCCATTATTTACCCATTCAGCTATCACTGCTGTAATAGGATCCTTATATAACCCTTTAGTAAGGAGATACTGAAGTTTTCCAAGCTTATCCTGACTAATTTTGGCTCGCTTACTTGTATCCTCCCCAACTACAGTTAATTGCTTAATCTTTTCTTTTATAATCATTTTGTACTATTTAAAATTTCAATTAATTCGTTTATATCCTCTTTAGGAATAGTGAGGTATCCACTTGCTACTCCTCTTGTAGATATGCCTGATAGCATAATTTCATTTCTTCTAGAAATTACAATAACATTTACACCAAGTGTAGTATATTGTCCATTTCTCCCTTTACTGGAAGTAACTCTGTTATTTTCAAAATAGAGATCTCCTCCATCTTTGTCAAGGTTTTGTTTCATATTTCTAGTTTTAAATAATCTATTATATAAGTATAATATTCCAGATACTCAGTAGGTAAGTCATCTTTAGATATTTTAGCAATTCTATCACCTGTACCATAAATATAGCTTTTATGTATAGATTTTCCTTCTTGTATTCTTTTCAAAGTGTAATCTATATGTGTCCTATGCTTATAAAGAGTGTAAAATTTTGGATTTCCCTTACATCCCAGTTCTATATAAATAGCAGGAGATAAGTGATTGTTATAAGAGACTATAATCAAGTCTCCTTTTTGTAAGCTTTTAGCAAGTATCATAATGGTAATTCTCCTTGTTTAAATTGATTTTTGTCATGTAATTTTTCTAACTCGTTCTTATAAAGATTCTTCATAACTATTGACCCCAGTTTTATATTAATCTCTGGTTCATAATAGTTAGATAGATCCTCTATAAACTGCTTAAACTCTGGCATATTCCAGAGTTTAAGCTTAGCTTCTAGTATTTGTTTCTTATTCATCATCAATCATTTTAGTTAACGTGAATTAGTTTCTGAAGTGTGGTGGTCATTAAAGGCTATTTCTCTTTTATCAAGTATTTTAATCACCTCATCTATATGAAAGGGACGATATTGTTTTAGTATCTTGTAAGCATTATCTATCCCTACATCCATACTCTTCCCATTTGGACTATCCTCCAGACTACTATGACTGTGACCATAGAGATGATAGTTTCCTTTATGACTTCCTAACCAAATCCTCATAGCATAATGTAATAGAAAGAATTTTCTTCCTCCGATGTCAAGCTCTTTGTAATGCTGAACACTACTAAACATATCCTGTATATTAGTGTGACGTTCCTCATTTCCTTCTTTAATAGTATATTGTTTATTCTTTTCAATGTGATGATCATGATTACCCAATATCAGGTGTATCTCCTTGCATCTCAGTTGTTTACGAAATCCCCAAATATTATCAATACCTTGAAAAGCCCAATCACCCAAACACCAGAGTATATCATCTTCAGCAACACACTTATTCCATTCTTTTACAATATGTTTGCTCATTTCCACTTCATTTTCAAAGTTTCGATATCCATCCTTCCAAGAAGACACTTTTTTACCACTTATATTTTTATGCATGTAATGTGGATCCGAAGTAAACCATATATTACTCATTTTACTAAGATTCTAAGGTTAATAATTTTAAATATTCTCCACCAGTAAGATGTCTTGGAGTTAGAAGTTCGTTATATTTACCTTTTGGTTTTATAAGGATACAGTCCCCTTGTCTTATTATATTTGCTATATTTCCTTTGGGTATATTAGTTTGGATAGTCCATGCTATAGCCTCCACTGCTGTAATCTCCGGTTTAGTGTTTGTCATCCAATTAATAAAACGGTTATTTGTATTTAAGACAGATGGAGCATCTATCCATATCATATATTCTCTTTCTGTAGAGGTGTCCTTGAATTTTACAAAATAAGCAGTTTCTGTTCTTCCCCAATTAGAGGAAAGTCCCTTATTTAGCTTATCCGATTTAACATAATATAGTTTGTATATATCCTTATATTCTTTAGTAACCAATTTGCCATCTACTACCCATGTTGTTGTTTTATTTATTATTTTTTTATCTTCTAGTTTTGGTTTGATTTCTTTTATAAGTCTTTCTAAACCAAGACATAAGATACCAATTCTTCTCTCTTCAATATTAGTAAACCGAGAAATTTCTTCAAAGGTGATAGGTATAATATCATCCCAGATGTCGCCTATGTCTTTATACATATATTCAGGACAATTGGTATACTTTAGCTTAAGGAGTTTACATCCCAAATCATATCCAAAACTGTGATTTTCAATTATAATTCTCATATTATTCTTGTTTATAGACTGTTACTGAATAGTTTACGTTTACTACCAAATTCTTGTCTCTGATTTCTAAAGAATTATCATCATTTGCTGTATTAAAGGAATAGAATTCTTCCAAATCTCCCTCCTCTGTTACAGGTTCAAAAGCAACGATAGTATTCTCTATCTTCTTCTCTAGTTGTGAAACCAATATTTCATCATCATTTGATAAAATAAAATCTCTCTTAAAATTTATTACCGTCTGACCGTCATCCCCAACACAGTTTAGCATATTTGTATTGATAAATGCTTCTTCTTCTTCTATTAGAGGTATTAATACTTCCCTCTCCACATCCTCTCTATACTGAGATTTACTATCTTTAGAATAATTAAAATCATCATCATCATCCAGAGTTATTGTAACTATTCCACTTTCTCCTTGATAGTGTCCATCAGAGTTAACATAAAATTCTACCCTATCATAGACTTCTTCATAAAAGAAATTCTCTATTTCCTCATTTTTTACATTTTTTCCTTTTTTGTTATAAATATAAATATAAGTATCGCCCATACTATCCCCTCCAGCATAGAATTCAAACTCGATCCTATCAATATTCTTCTTTTTCCATAATACTACTATGGTTTCCTTTAGTTGTCGTTCCTTTTTCATTTAGTTTTTCTTTTAGTTGGTTATTTAATTCGATAGCTTCAGGATTGTCTATTATTTTTACTCCATTATTCATCCACGGTTGTATCTGAAGATGTTTGAGATAATCCTGAACAGTGGGGATAAACTTTCCCCTGAAATCTTCTGAGACATGAAGCATTGCTACATCCACTGTATCAACACTCCTCCCATCTGAATTGGTAATATTATACCCAAATATTTTTGGAATGATATGGTAACAAAACCATATATTATGTGTCAACATTCTGGAAGTGTTATTATTCATAGTTGATTTTGGAGAGTCTAGTAATTCGTGGATAGAGATGTAATCATCCACCTTTCCTCCCCATCGCTTAACACTTGATTTTGAGTGTATTAAAGGGTTTGCCATAAATTTAACTTTAAATGAAAGGGTCTTATAAGGCTGTATTTTACGTCACCATGAGCGAATACATTTTTACGATAAGCCAGTTATTCTTATCCACCTTACAAGACCCAGTCGTGAACTACCCTTGTTCAAGGGGTGTTTTTAATCCCAAACTTGGGAAATTTCTCTCTTAAAAGGATTATATTCCACTTGTTTTCCCATAACCCACTCTCCATTTTTTACAGGAAGAGTTTTATGTTCTTTTGAGAAAGCTCCAGAGGGATCCTCATGTTTTAGCAGACCACCCTTTGTCACTTTCAATTTAGAGAAGTCTTTTATTTCTTTCTCTACCATTAAATCTCCATGTAATACGTGCTGATTAGCACCCTCTCCTTTAAGAAGAAGTTGTTTCTTTACTTTTTTCATTTTTCTTATTTTTAGTGATTATTTAATGTCCTTAATGTTTTTGCTTCTGTCATGGCTTCTTTGATTTTTCGTACTCAGGAATGTAAGATTTAAGTATTTTTACATCATATATCTCTACCCAATAACCAGCACCTTTTCCTTTATGCTTTCTTTCCATATGTGATTTTACGCAAACGTATTTACTCTCACGTTTACAAGAGTATGAAGTAAAAATTAATAAAATAATAATTGCATATTTCATTTTGTTATGATTTATTGTTTTTAGAGGTCACTATCCTCCTATTTAATATACCCCTTTCCCCGTATTAGTTTATCGGGATAAAGATGCTTATAGGCGGGAGGATAGTACCCCAAGTTTTTAAAAAGGTGCTTTTTTATACTTATCCCATTCATTCTTGTCCCACATTATACAACTTGCTCTATTACCAGTAGCTATTTTATTTTCAGTGATTATTTTGTTAATAGTGTTGAAAATGTCTTGACAATCCCAATCTGTACCAGCATAAGAAGCTGCTGCAGGGTGAGATAGTTCAAAAATCTTACAAAATGGATTAATATACTTTTTCATCCTTAAAGACGCCTTTCCACATAAGACGTAAATGATATCCTTCTTACTACCCAAAATATCCTCAAGAAGGTATTGTTGAAAAGGTTCCCATAATCCCTCATGAGAGGCTGTTTTATTCAATTTACAGGTAAGATCGGTATTTAGGAGCATTACCCCTTGTTCATGAAGATACTCTAAGGAAGGGCTATAATTAACCTTCTCATCCATACTATTAGAGAGAGCATCATACCATTTTAACAGAGAGGGTTGTATCTTCCCATCGGGACTATTTGAACAGTCCATTGCAATTCCAGTTGCCTGAAAAGTCCCGTTACTATATTTACGAGGATACGGGTCCATTAAGTAGAAAATAACTGTTGTCCAATTCATAGGGGTAGTGCTAAAAGCCCGGAACAAGTCCGAGCTCTTAGGAACTACCACGTCTTCAAGGGAATCTTTTTTTATCCTCTGCATTATATCCCACATCGGTCTACTCTCAATAAATGGATGAAACCTATCACTCCAACTTCCAAGTTTCTCTTTAAATGATTGGAACTCAAGCTGTTCTCCTGTCCACATTTCTATTTGTTTAGTTTTTATAATCATATTAATTGATTACTTGTATCAGGATATTCCATAGTGTTTCGTACATCATTGTCTGTTGCCTCCTGTTTATCAATAATGTCAATAAACTCCTGAGGAAGCCAGACATTTTGTTGAAATCTTACTGAATCAAAGAAAGGAGCTATTAATTCAGGAGTATATCCTGCCAATCCACATCCTATTCTTGTCACCTTAAATTTCCATCCGTCAGTCATCTTCCTGCGTGTAAAGGCAATAAATCTATCAACGTATTGTTTAATAATTGGTAGAGGAAGAGGATTCATTTCCCAACTCTTTGTAGGAATGGCAAATGTCTGAGCAGATGGTCCAAATCCTTGTCCTAAGAAAGCTCCGAATTTCTCATAGGCAAGCTTGGCTGCTCCTGCTCCGTGTACCCCCAGTTCATTACTTCCGAAGACAAACATCTCGTCTCTTTCTAAGTCAGCTATGTTTTCTGGTGTTACTCTGGCCATAATTATACAATTTGGGGTTTATGAATAGGTGAAAATAATCCTTTATGTCCTGTTAATTGAAATTTGTCACATACATAAGTATGAAACTTTATATGCTGAGTACTATAATAAGAAGGATGAGAATTTTTAAAAGACTCTGTACAATTATTATAGAAATCCCAGAGGGTATTTCCTTTAAAATTATGGGATTTTCCCAGTTGTTGTCTAATAATACCCAATTGAACACTTGTAATAAGCTCTTCATTTATTAACATATCTCCTATTAAATTGGCAATCACAGTTTTATCAACAATGGTGTTCTTCATTTCCTTTTTATTGGTTTTTAAACGAGTAAATTCACTCTCCAGATTTCCCACTGCTGATTTCATATGAACTCTAAAGTCCTCTAAGGCGTTCCCTATATGTTTTCTGGAATATTGACCAACCGTTCCTATCATTCCGTTTTTACATACTAAAACAAGTGCTCCCACTCTCACCTCTGCTCTCTTTTGTTTATTATAGGAGTTAGTAAAACTTATGGAAGGAGCCAATTCTGTGTCATCATTTTTAATTCTAAAAACCCCTGACATTAGCTTACAATCTCCCGTTGTAAGATATCTCTCTTCCTCTATAATATACCCTTTGTTAGTTAATTCATCGTGAATTTCCTCTATAAGCACCTTATGAGGAATAACTGCATACTTTCCCCCATAATTTGGCAGGGGAGCGTCTAATATCGCTTGTCTTGTTGTTTTCCAATTTTTCATATTATTTATAGTTTATAGTTATCTTTTATAGTATGTTTGTTTAACTCTTTCTATAGATTACCTATTTCACTCTCATAATCTGAGATTATAACACTAAGATTTTCTACTTCATTTTCTAATTGTGAACAATCGTCTTCTAACCTATCTACTTCCTTAATTAGACGTTCGTTTTCTTGTTCTAGATTTTCCAATTCTGATATTAAGTCAGAAACCCCAGACTCTATATCTCTTCTGATTCTATTTATATCCATAGTATTTTAATTTCTTTTAATAGAAGGTGAGTAAAGTTGTTCACTGTGCCAGAGGTTTAAACTATCCAGCATATCTGGTTTACCTTGTATATCTTGCAATGCATTAAGTATTCTGTTCCAATACATCATAGATAGTTGACACTTATCCACTAGAAGTTTCCTAACCTCTTCCGTAGTCCAATCATCGATGTAAAATCTGGCAGCTATAGCATACTCTGGAGGTTTAAAGGCATCCATAATATTATTTCCTAATTTAACATATTCATCTATCATATAATATTTTTTTGTTTAAAATGATTAGTAACACCCTTCACTCCAAAATTGTAACATAAGTCTGCAAAGTCTGTACATTTTGGTTGAACTGTAAGATATTTATCGGGAACGTTGATATGTTTAAACTGATGTTCTTTGGTTAGCCACCAGCTAAATTCTTTCCCTTTTTTATCATTATCCATAACACAGTAACGATTATCAACAGATTTAAAGATATTCAATGTTTCTTCTGATAGACAGGCAGGATCTTCTGCCTGTACGTCTCCAATACAATTAGTTTGAAGTGCTTTCATTAGTACCATTCTATCCTTCTTTGATTTAGATAGAAATACCTTACTACAATCTTTATTAATACTAGATATATTATCTATATAATCAAAAGGCACATTGCTGTCCCACTTCCAATGATTAAGATAGGTATTTTCTATTTTTTTAGGAGCAAATGGACGATAAATTTTCCACTTATCTATACTCTGATAATAGTAAACAAACGTTAGTAAATCACCTAATGGTAACCTTCTTCTATTTCTCCATATTTCCTTTGGTTGAAAGATATTCTCTCTTTTTAAGTCATCTTCACCTTGTTCAAGTTTACCCCAGTAGTCTAATCCTCTCTTCGACATTTTAGAGTAATAAATAATATGAAAAAGAGGAGGGGGTTTTAATTCTACGTTTGGTTTTTCCCATGTTATAACCGATTTTACTGAAATAGATGAATCAACTAAACCAAAGTCTTTACTTATTATACGAAGAGCTGTAGGAAAGTCACATTTATAAATTTGTTGAACAAAGTTAAAACAATTACCTCTCCAGTTATAATCACCAAAATCCTTATGTGTCAGCTCTCTGGTTAGTTTGTTTCCTATGATAAGAGAGGGATCTTTTTCTCCTCTACATTTGTTTATACAAACAGTGTTAAGCTTAAAAGGGCCCTGATAATAACGATAGATATCATAAGGTGATACCATAGATAGGATTTCTTCAGACGTCAATCTGGCTTCTTTCTTTTTACCTTTGATCATATAGTATAATTAAAAAAGGGGTATATTTTATAATATACCCCTCTTATTACAATGAAACTTGTTTAATACTCACTTGAATGAGGAGATGGCACTTCCTTAGCTACTTTCATACCCCCTGTTATGTCTTTTGTAACATCATATTCTACTAAAGGTACTAATTCTGTATAACCATCAAACCCGTAATCTCCAGTCACTTCTTCTTTAAATCTCTTCCACTGTTTCCTATTATACTCACTAGAGAATTTAGGTCCATCTATACCACCAACAGTTATATGTTTTAAATAATCAGCTGGTAGGAATCCCTTTCCCCACACCTGTTGATATTTCTTATTGGGGTCATCTCCATCTGTTCTTACACCTGCCAATATTACAAAAGGAGTGTCGTAACCCTCTTCTGTAAAGTCTCTATTTGCATCAAGACTAATTAACTCTCTCAATTCCTTATAGTTCTCTTTGAACAATTTCTTAGTATCAATTAACACTTCTGTCTCCGTATCTAAGAATTTAATTCGTCCCAACCATACTCTGAGCAGAATTACTAACTCTTCTTCTCCTGATAAAGCTTTTCTCCATTTTTTAGGACCCAATATTTTCCCTTGTTTATCCGTAAAGTTGGAAAACCAGCTTTGGATTAAACTCTCATCTACCTTGTCTGTTCCCTCTATAAGAGGAGCCCATGACGTATTACAGGTAGAATTAATAATCTGCACTTTCTTCTCATCCTTACTTACTCTTCCTCTGTTAGTTAGATGAAAAGAATGAACAAACATTCTTCCTGTCTTCATATCCTCAAGCCAAAAAGATAGACGAAGTCTATCGTTGTTGTCCTGATCGACACCGAGATAGGTCATCTCTTTTAAAGTGTCATCACCTTCTCTACCAACTAATTTGTTAATCTCTTCTCTTGAAGGATTAACTGCTACAACTTTGACTGATGTGAACCCTACAAATAATTCTTTTGTGAATTCTTTTTGCTCTTTTTTGTTGCCTTTTACTGACATATTATTTTCTGTTTAGTAGTTAGCGTCATTGCTAACCGAGGGCCCAAAAGGGCCACTTAACAAAAGATAATCTGTAGGTTTATCAGTTTTATTTTACACTATACTTTATTCCTTTAAGAATGACATATTTTATTGTACGAGGATCTACTAGCCTTTGTCTTGTATCATAATCCTTGCTAGTATCCTTGTCCTTCTCCATATCTATGAAACGTATTCTTCCAAATTCGTCTTTAGTACCATAATGCCTTCCTATCATAGTTCTTTCTTCACCACTTAGAGCACTTTCAATAGCTTCAGCTACTTTTTTCCTGTAACTAGATTCGGATAAAATCTTGCCTCCTTTATTAGGATAAAGTAAATAGAGTTGTTTTCTGACTTCATTTTCGTCAACTTGTTTATTATAGTTGACTGTCAACACTATGTTAGTTGATGCTAAAAATAGGTTAACTATATCTGTACGTGACATAGTTTTTTCTTCATAATATTGATCAGCACTAACTAAACATTTTTCTACATAATCAGTAGTTACTACTATAGGTTCATTATAGTCATTTCTTAATTGGACTTGACCATCTTGAATTTTTTCAACTCTATAGTATTGAGTTTCACTTAATTTTGAACCAACTTTAAGATTTCTGAATTTTGTCATAAATTATTTATTAAATGAATATTTTATTAAATGAATATTTTATTCCAATCTGCAATATCATTATAACCCCGCAAATGTTCACACCTGTTTCCACCTATTCTATCTTCACTACCTGTAAAATTAATCTTAATTACCCCTTCCTCATTATATACATATCCTATAGCATCCACTTTTCTAGGAAGAATATTCCTTAGTTTCCCTGTTAACGCTAATTGTTTAGGAAGAAGCACCTCTGTATTTTCTATCGTGGCCATATACTTATCTTCTACATGACATACATAGAAAATACATTTTTTTACTACTCTTTTATACTTTTCGAAAATACGTAAAGTATCTTCTCTTGACCATCTGTATCCATATCCCTGCCCAAGTGTGTGTACACTCTGATAATCATCAGAACTAGGTAATAGCGCCACTCCATCATCATCTCTATTAAACCCTTTACCCTGAGCAGATAACATGTAACGATATGTACCTGACCATTCTGCTAATTCATTTACTTCAGTTAATGTGTCTAACGCAATATAATCATAAGGTTTACCTTCGCTAATTAGATAATCAGCAAAATCATCCAACCATTTCATCTTTCCTACAGGGCCCCTATCTTCAGGAACTTTCTTTATTATAGCGCTAATCTTATTTGTGCCATTTTCTGTATCAATAATTAAGCAATTAGGTAATTTTGATAAAAGAGTTGTTTTTCCACATTTAGGAAGTCCAAAAAGAATGCAACTCTGCATATTTATTTCTGGTACTGAGATTTTTGTTGGTAATTCAAAATCACCATTACTTGCTTTTTGTACGGGTTTTTCTGCTGTTTTTGTTGCCATATTTTTTATGGAGGGAAGTATTGTCCCGTCCTTATCTTGATTATATCAAAGATACAATATTATGTGCTCTCTTCCAAATTATTTTCTTCTTCTTCTGAAGATTCTGGAACAACCCACTCATCAGATTCTTTATCATATACTTTATGCTCATTTGGGCAACCACGTTCATGTATAAATACATCTCTATATGGGCCCCAACTAACATACATACTATCGCATTGATTACATTTCATAACATATTAATTTATAGACCTTAGTCTTCTTATTTCAGCAAGAATCGGAGATGCCTTGCCTATATCATCAAGATTTTTAAGAGCCCAATCTCTCCACCATTGAGGAGTCTCATGAACTAATTTTCCATTGAATTTTCCAAAAGTGACTACCACTTTATTATTTATTAATGCCTCCTTATGCACTTGCTTTAATCTAACTTTCTCATTTTCAGATTCATCTGTTACATCTCCTATTGCATGAATAGGAACTCCTGTAAGAAGTCTTCCACCTGTTCCATATAACTTCCATATATTCTTCTTTTTAAAATGAAGATCTTCTATTCTTCCAAATTTGCTAGTGTTTCCTACAAAATCTATAATAAGACAATTTTTCTTAGCGGGGTGAATACGAGTACCTCTTCCACACTGTTGATAAGATAATGATAATGAAGCAGTTGGGCGACCTAAAATAACACAATCTACCTCAGGATAATCAAATCCTATAGAAAACACATTAACATTAATAGCAACTTGTATTTGTTGACTTTTAAACATATGAACAGCTATCTCTCTTTCATCTCTTGGCATATTTCCGTATACAGCTACAGAGGAAGGTATAATTTGAGCCAACCTTTGAGCCTCAGCTACAGATGGAACAAATACTATTATACTTCTTCTCCTATCTCTACTATTTATATCAAGTATCTTGTCAACAATTCTTTCTCCTATATTTTGGTTATTATATGCTCGTTCAATAGACTCATCTGTATATTCAGCTTGAGTGCTATTATAGATAAGATCTCCTGTATCAAAATCATATTCCTCATATTCTAACTTTGCCCAATAATTATCTTTTATAATATCCTGAATCTGAGTAATATGTATAATATTCTTAAAAAAATTACCATGTTTACTCTTTGAAGTGAGTATTTTAATAATACTATACGCCTCCATATTCATAGAATTGGTCTGTAACTTAAAAGGAGTTGCTGTAAATCCTAATACCTTTTTTATCTGTGACTCCTTTAAGAATTTACCAAGCATACTGTCATTTGTTCTGGGATATCTGTCACAATTATGGACTACTATACCATCTGCAGAAAAATTTCTCTTTCTACAATTATCTGAACAGACTATAAAGTTGTGATTATCTAATACTTGAATATCATACACCTGTTCACTTTTTATAGGTAAGCTACTTATAAAGACAGATACATTTGGTAAACTCTTACTATTCCACTCATATGTCCCACATCGTTTTTTGTAATAGTTCGGAATTTTATAAGCCATACTCTTATGGACATAGATTGAAATTCTGCTCATTAGTTGTTTAGTCCCTAATTTTCTTATTCCAATACACCAGTAAGGTTTCTTTGTTGAAGAGCTTTTTCTATTATAAATTACTGTGTCTGTAATCCCTAATTCCGTTAACTTCCTCTGGAGTGCTTGTACTAAAGTCTGTGAATTAGCGCATGAGAATAGAGTACAATTATTCTCGTACTTACCTAAACTACCATCATCCATCCAAATAATAGCTAATTGTTTTAGATTTAAAGAATTTATAAGAGACATTTTGTCTTTTATATTTCTATCATCGTAAAACGTAGGAGTTGTAAATCTAATTGCTGACTTCTGAGAATATCCATTATTTAAAACAGATTCAGTTTTGGATGATAATAATTTAGCCTTCCATTCAATATAATTAGACTGTTTCATACCATGAATACAGGTAATTCTACCGCTAAATTTACCACATCTCTTATGAAAATAGGAATCTCCTAAACAACTTCCAGCTACTACGTCTAACTGATCAGCATTATACTGAATAAAGTCACTTTTTGAATGTTTTTCTTTAGTAGAAGAAATTACTGTGTCACCAAATATAAGACTATCTGCTCTTCTCCAACCACTATTTGTTAGAAATAAGTGATTATCAGTACAAGTAATATTTCTTCTATGAGAAAATCTAAGTTTCAATAATCGTTTATCCCCCCTCTTTATAACAGACTTAATTTTCTTGAATTCAAATTTCTTAGTCTTTAAATTATAGGTTTTTACTTTAGGTAATATTATTCCTTTTATAAATTTATTATATAAAGTGCCTATTCTCTCACATCTGTTTTCTGTAGAAATTTGAGTATTATAAGGAAAACACTCATCTATAATAAGATTTTTACAATCAGTAAATTTATTTCCTATTTTACATATAGAACCTATCGTTGCATAAGTAATATCTCCAAACTCTTTTTGTCTCATCGATGCAGAATAAATGGAGGCTTTACCACCTAAATTTACTAATTTTTCATAATTTTGTTCAAGTAGTTCCTTAGAAGGTTGTAAAATAATAGTCTTTCCTTCTATTTCTTTAGCAATATGAGCAATCACTATTGACTTTCCAAATGCTACGGGTTCAACCATAAGGGAAGGAACAGAATAAGGTTGTTTAAAAAATTCTATACCTATATTAACAGGATCAATTTGATTCTCTCTTAATTTCATTACTTTGAATTTTAATCCCAAAATTGAAATATTGGATGTACCCACTTTGGACATTTGCCTCTTGCAAAAATTACGACACCAACAACTGTAGTTCCCCTTATTTGATATTTTTTCTTAGCTTCTTCCATTGATTCTCCAGTTGTTAAAACATCGTCAACAATCAAAGTGATACGTTTAGAACCTGTTCCACCATACGGTCTCAATTTTTCTGCTAATAGGTTACCACCTTTAGGAATACCATAAACATCCATAAACTTATATTTTTTAGCTATTAAGTAAGCTAAACACTCTATATCTGTATCTGTTAGTTCATTACATTCAATTTTGAAGTCAGATTTCTTTCCAGAATGTAAAATTAGATTCTTTTTACTAAATAACATAAATATCCATTTTAGACATTAAATTTTTTGTTATAGTAATCGTAAAAATTACTATAAATACTATTAGCAGTAACTCTTTTAGGTCCATTCTGCGTTATAATTGCAGGTGTGTTTTGAGCTTTTACGAGTAATTTTTCAAAATCTTGTATATTATTAATAAGTCCTCCTTTCTCTTTATAGAAGTCAAATAATGCAGAAGTTGGTACTTCGATTAATTCTCTCATTTGAAGATATTCTTCTTTAGTCATGGTCTTTCCTCCAAAAAATAGCTTTTATTTTTTACGGACTCAACTAAATTAAATAATTCTGTATCATTAAGAGAATCTTTCCTTGGTAACTCCTTAAATTGTCCACAGAATCCATTGAATGCTAATGGAATACGTAAATCATCCTCTCCATAAGAAGATTTACAAATCATAACTGACCTAAAGTACTTTGCCCCGCTAGTCTTGTCCAGAAAGTCCATAGGATTATAACCTGTTCTACTACTCTGCTTATACTTAACAGGGTCAAAAAGGGACAGAGCTACGTCACACGCATCTCCCATATCTCCACTCTCTTTAACATCATCCAGTGTCAATTCAGCCTCTGTATCCTTAAGTCTCATAGGATTAGAAATGGCTCTTCCCACTTGAGCTATCCATAATGGGGAAGCTCCTTCCAAATCCCTAAATCCTTGCATTAATTCACACAGATTATCTACTGCATGTTTCTTACTAGGATAGTCTTTTGTCCTGCGGGTAAGATTTCCGTGGTCTATAATAGGAGAAACTATTAAATCTGGATCATTTGGAATATATATTCGTTTATAAGGATTATCAGGATGTACGTCATACTTACCATTCTTTTCGAAGAATTCCTTGAGAATTCTATAGACGTCAGCTCCACTTCTAGCTCCTTCATATATGTCTATATATTCATCTATAAGTAGGTCTATATAGTCCTTATAACGAACAAACAAGTCATATTCCTTAGTTGTTAATTTCTCATTCCACCAGCCCAATAATTTAGGAATAGGAATAACTTCTCCTTCATCCATGAAAATCTTCCTGCTAACCCATTTTGCTATACGATAATGCTTAGAACGTTCCATAGAAAAGAGAATAAACTTTATCTTCTTTCCTGTTATTTTACTATTCTTCATACACCATTCTGCAGCATTTAACATCATATCATCAGCCATGGACGATTTTCCTGCTCCTGTTGAGGAAAAGAGTAGAGTAAATATTCTCTTTTTCCAATTAATGTACCTTCCTAAACGAGGTAATCCTATAGGAATAGCCTCATTCCTCCCTTCCATTCCATTCTTTACTTCCTTTTGTAATTTATCAAATTCACTCATTCTCCCTCCTTTTCATAGCTATTAATATAAGCCTCGTTTCTTTCCACAATAACTTCTAAATTTAAACTTTCATCAATTCTTAATCCTATAGGGTTCAAACCTTTGTCTGTTAGTATTTTAAAGAATTCTTTTAAGTTATTTCTAATAAAGAATCCTCCAACTGCTTCATACTCTCCATCTTTAAAAAATATATGCTCCATATTATTGTGTTTAAAAGGGTAAATCTTCAACGTGTAAAATTTTCTCTGAACGTATGTCTATTATCAAATTATTACCTGATGAAAGAAATGGGATATCCTGTGGGAAACACCCAATTTCTTCTGCAATTACTTCTATAGAGAGAAGTTTTCTATTAGTACTAAATCCATAATCAGCTTTATCTAATATCTGCTTTAGTTTAGATTCTGCATCATTTAAATTAGTTGCTATTACATAATAATTTCCTAATCCCTGTGTTCTTAATATATACAGTTTTTTCATATTTAAATATTTACAATTGAATCATCATTTTTAACTACCTCATCTATGCTTTCCATGTCTGTCACCATAGTAGAACTGTTATTTTTAATAATATAGTACCCTAATATAGGAAACCACGATTTAGCTTT